ATCCATATCAAAGATATATGATGCAGAGACTGCCTAAGGTCGGAGCTATAGGAAGAGAGGAGGCAGAGTGGATACAGAGTGTAGAGTCAATATTTACATAACCACATCTATACGAGGACCGGCAAGGAAGAATGGTGGATATGGATATGTCATAGAATTTATAAAAAAAGACGGTAGTCTGATTACCAGGAGTGGAGTTGGATATGAGATAAAGGCTACAGAAAACAAGCTCGTACTGATGGCATTAAAAGCGGCGCTAAAAAGACTTACTAAAAGTTGTTCAGCCTTAGTATTTACTAAGTGTGAGCATATTTTGAGCAGCTACAAAAACGGATGGATTTTTGAGTGGGAAAAGAATGATTGGACTAATGCAAGGGGTGTAAAGCTTGGCAATTGGGAGCTTTGGAGGGATATAGCGGAGTTATCCACATTACATGATATATCTTTTGCGAGTTCCGACACTACAAATCCTTATGAAATGTGGATAAGTGACAGCATAAGAAAGGTGGAGCATGAGAACTGAGAAAGACTTAATAAATACTAAGCATGAGGGCAATTCGGGAGGTATTTCCGAAATAGAAAAACCTGAAAAAAGAAGTATTTCTTTTACAGTATATGGAAAGCCAATAGGTAAGCAAAGACCGAAGTTTGCAAGGAAGTATGGAAGTGTAATGACATACACTCCTAAAGAGACTGTAAACTATGAAAACCTTGTAAAGATATCATATCCGGGCGGAGCAAAACTGGAAGGTGCTATAGCCGCCACTATAAGGGGATATTTTGCAATACCGAAATCAGTAAGTAAAAAGCAAAAGGAAAAGATGTTGGCGGGAGAAGTCAAATATACAAAGAAGATTGACAGTGACAATCTGGCCAAGTCCATATTGGATGCCTTAAATCGTATTGCTTATGATGATGATTCGCAGGTCTGCTGTCTAAGGGTAAGTAAGCAATATGCGGAGATAGAGAGAGTAGAAGTGGAGCTTAGGGAAATATAGTAAGTTGATTTTGAGATTAAGGAGTTAGGCGAATGAGTATAACAAGAAAAGAAGTGGATGAAATTGTAACGGCTGCAACCGAGGTGGCGAACAGTGCAAGAAATATAAGAAATATCAATGAAGTAATAGAGGAAATCAAGAACTGGTCACTTGAAGAAGGTGCTTTGTTTAACATGAATCTTTATACACAGAAAGGTAAGGATGGGGTAGTAAGAAAAATAGTTAATTTAGGAACTTTTTTGTCGTCAGATGAACAACTTCCAATCAGGGAGGCTTTTATACAAGCACTTAAAGAAAAAAGAGAAGAGTATACAAGCAATTTTCAAGAGACTACAAAAGAGTTTGAAAAACTTGCGAAAGAGGCACAAAGATGAGTAGCGATATCAAACACAACGCCGAGGGATACAAGGATAGTACAGCTTGTAAGGCGATAAAGTCGGTAAGTGCTGAAGAAAAGAAGTTGGCCATACAGTCTGAACATGACAAACTGATACAACATTTGAAGTATACGATAGAGCTGGCAGGGTTCAGACTGTCGGACAGAATAAAGCTTATACATAAGGTAACGGGCAGGAAGTTTGACTAGAATCAGGGAGTAATTGGAATGGATTATAAGAAGGAAATAATCAATAAAATAAGAGATATGTCAAAATACTATTCCGGTCATCAAGTATTCAGAGATTGGATAGAAGTATACGCTTTAGCAATAGCAAATGTTTGTGAACCTGAAGGTACAGTGGTTTGGAATAAAAGGGAGCAGCAGTATTTAAATACAATAAATAAATATAAGGCGGCAGAAGTGGACGGTTTTGCAGAGCTTGGAGGGTTGCTTACAATGGCACTTGAAAAAGATATGTCGGATATCTTAGGAAGTGTATATATGGGTATAGAGACAGGCAATAAATCCACAGGGCAGTTCTTTACACCTGACAATATAAGTCAGCTGGTAGCAAGATTGATGGATGATAAAGTAGTATCAACCGATATGCCTATAAAGCTACATGAGCCTGCATGTGGTAGCAGTGGGATGATTATTGCATATGCCAGAGCTTTGAGAGATAAGGATATAAATTATCAAAGACTACTTGATATAAAAGCTTCAGATATAGATTTTGCATGCGTCTATATGAGCTATATACAGCTGTCTCTACTTGGTATTAAGGCGGTTGTAGTAAGACAGGACAGCTTGCTTGGAGAAAAAGTTCCACAGGAGCATATATTTGTAACTCCGGCAAGGAAGGGAATGTTGTTATGAAAGATGAACTGATAGATAAAATCATAATGGCATTGGCAGCAGATGTTGATATGGATATTGGAGAGCTGAAATCAAAGTTATATATGATTATGCATGGATACAGCATAAAGCTTGAAGATACAGATATCGTCATAAGGGAAGAGAACAAGAATGAATGGTATTTTAAAAAGTTCATAATGACAAAGACTGTGCAAGGATTATCAGAGAGGACATTGGCGCAGTATTCAGGTGAAATACCAAGGATGTTAAACGCAATAGGAAAATCTGCAGAAGATGTAAGTTCAGACGACATATTATATTACCTTGCAGTAAGAGAACATAAAGATAAAGTATCTAAAGTAACTGTATCAAACAATCTTAGATACCTAAGAACTTTTTTTGAGTTTCTGACAGTTGAAGGAATAATACCTACCAATCCAGTAAGGAAAATTGGAAGCATAAAAGTAGCTAAAAAGCAGAAGAAGGCCTTTTCAGATGTAGAAGTGCTTAAACTGAGACAGGGATGTAAGACAGTGAGTGAACGGCTTATTGTTGACATGTTACTAAGTACCGGTTGCAGAGTCTCCGAACTTGTATCTATAAAAGTTGAGGATATAGAAGGCAGAAAAATAACTGTTTTAGGAAAAGGCAATAAAGAGAGGATAGTTTACCTTAATGCACAGGCACGCCTTACGCTTGATGAACATATGAGAGATATCAATACAATACTCAATCCTTATATATTACCGAGTACAAGATATGTAAAAAGTACAGAACATATGAGCAGCGGAGCAGTAGAAACTTTTTGCAAAAGGCTTGGGGAAAGAACCGGAGTGAGAAATGTTCATCCGCATAGGTTCAGAAGAACATGTGCAACCATGGCATTAAAAAGAGGAATGCCTATAGAGCAAGTGAGCAAGATGTTAGGACACGAAGAGCTATCAACAACGCAAATATACTTGGATCTTGATGAAAGAAACCTGGAGATAGCACATGAGAAGTATGTAGTGTAGCAGGAGTGAAAGCACATGAGAGATAAAACAATATGGAAACAGGAAAAGAATATAGAACAGATTAAGGAGAATAAGGAGAAAACAATGAAGAATACACTATCAGATTTAAACAATTATTTATTTGAGGCCATTGAAAGAATTACAGATGACGAATTGACAGATGAAGCTCTTGATAAAGAAATAAAAAAGAGTGAGGCGGTACAGAAAATAGCAAAAACTATTATAGAAAACGGGCACCTTGCATTAAACGCACAGAAGCATATTGATGAATGTGGAAGAAAAGAAAGTGTCAACTTACCTATGTTTGGAATTGAAAAAAATGCAAATTAGATATACAGATGAGGAAAAAGCGTTTTTAAGGTCTTTCATACCCGGGCATCAGAACAATGAAACAAGAGATGCATTTATCAAAAAATTTGGTAAATGCATAACTACAGCTCAGGTAAGAAGTTTTTGTCGGAATAATAAAGTCGGAAATGGAATGGATACAAGATTCAAAAAAGGAAACGTTCCGCCTAATAAAGGCAAGAAAATGAGTGCGGAGCAGTATGCCAAGGCCAGTAGGACAATGTTTAAGAAAGGCAATATTTCGCATAATTACAGACCTGTAGGAAGTGAGAGGGTGAATGTTGATGGATACATTGAAATAAAGGTTGCAGATCCGAGTAAATGGGAGCTGAAGCACAGAGTTGTTTGGGAAGAAAGCAACGGTAAAATTCCTGCAGGTATGAATCTGATATTCAAGGATAATAATCCTTTGAATACAAAACTTGATAACTTAATGTTAGTTACCAGGGCTGAAAACCTGGAAATGAATAACATAGGAGCCGGTGCATGTAAGGGCATAGAAAAAGAGATTTTGCTAAATTCAATAAGGCTTAAAAATGCCGTTAAAAACAAGTTATCAAGAGCGAAGGAATAGTTATCATGTCCAGAAGTTAAGTATATACGGTGTAAAGATTCAGATGAGCTGATATCTCTAATGCACGAATACTAAGCTATATGATACGGAATTTTGTTATGAGATAGATAGAGTAAAGGAGAGGTTGAGAAAATGATAGATTTCGGGAAATTGCAGGCGAATATTATAAAAAATATATTTTATGCGAGGTTAAAGGATAAAAAGTCGGATTATATAATTTATAAACCATTAATTATTGGATGGAGTGAATATATACCGGTTACACATAGTGCAGTGTCTATGTTTTTGATACCCGCCAACTTATACATGCTAAGCACAGAACTCCAACAGCATACACCGAAAGAAGTGGAGAGTTTTTTTAAGGATGTGGATGAGGAAGAATGGAAACTGACAGATACGGGGATGATAAAGCAATCCGGGGATAAACAGCTTAAGATTTTTGAGACTAAAGAGGGAAAATCGGTTTTTGTAGATGTACAGTTACTGAAGCCATTTGGCAAAGATATCGGGCTTTATGGAAATGAAAAAGGGGATATGGTTTACATAAAAGGCGTTTTAAACTTTGAAGGGCTTGTGTGTGTGTATAAGATCAAGGAGAAATATAGCAAAAGCTATGGCAGAGCAGTGGGGGAGGTAGGTTGAGAGAATTTAAAAATGCGGACTGCATGGAAGAAATGGTGAAATTTCCAAACGACTATTTTGATGTGGCAATCGTAGATCCGCCATACTTCTCAGGTCCAGAAAAAAGAAAATATTACGGAAGAAGAGTCAGTCCGATAGGAGTACAGAGGATATACGAGACGAGCGAGAGTTGGGATGTACCACAAAAAGAGTATTTTGAAGAGTTGTTTAGAATCAGTAAACAACAAATAATTTTTGGATGTAATTATTTTGATTACAAATTCGGTTCAGGAAGAATAGTCTGGGATAAATGCAATGGAAAAAGCAGTTTTTCGGACTGTGAAATTGCGTATACGTCTTTTCATGATAGTACAAGGCTATTTAGATATATGTGGAACGGCATGATGCAAGGAAAAAACATTGAAGAAGGGTGGATACAGCAAGGAAATAAAAAACTTAATGAGAAGCGAATACACCCAACACAAAAGCCTGTAAATCTTTACAGATGGATAGCTAAAAGATATTTAAAACCGGGGCAAATAATCCTTGATACACATGTTGGCAGTGGCTCTAGTTTGATAGCATTTGAAGAATACGGGTTACAATATGTCGGATATGAGATAGACAAAAAGTATTATGACATGGCCAGATTGAGAGTTGAAGAGCAAAGAGGGATAAAAAATGAAAAATGAACGTTGTGATAACTGCAAATGTTATGAAGATTTCACAGGAGTATGTTTTAACTACTATGCTCTACATTGTGCAGACTTTGTGAATGATGATTATAGTTGTGATAGGTGGGAGGCAAAGGAAGATGCTAGTACCTAAAGTGGATGTAAAAGAATTTGAGAGATTTGGATTCAAACCGTGTAGAGGGAACACAAAAAATTCGAAATGTTATTACTTATGCGTTGCAAGAGGATGTAGGCTTATGTTTGTCAGTCCTGTCTACTTTGATATACAGGAGTGGGAAAAAGATGATCCAAGGATACATAAAAATCCAAATTGCAAGTATCGAGACCACCGCACAGCTATAGATATTTTATACGACTTGATAAAAGCGGATATGTTAAAAAAGGTTGACAGGTAAAAAATAGAAAACATGATAAGAGAATTTAAAAGAAGGAAAAAGTAAATGAATAGAGTAATATTGATGGATAGACTTACAAGAGATCCGGATATTAGATATACATCCGGAGAAAACGGCATGGCTGTAGCAAGGTATACATTGGCTATTGATAGAACTAAAGCGTAGCATATCAGAAAATTATACAAATGAACTGATAGAGACACTTAAGACAATAAAACTTGAAAAGAGTGAGGAGTAAGAGATGGCTATACAAAAAGATATAGTGATAAACAGAAAACAATATCAGAATATCAAAAAGATGGACCATAATCAGATGAACTTGTACATTCAAAGCATATATAAGAGTGGATTTGAAGATGGGAAGGCAGCAGTGCCGGGAGTAGATATGCAACAAGTTTCTGATATATTAAAAAGTATAAAAGGTATTGGAGAAAAAAGAGCGGTAGATATAGTAAAAGCTCTCGAAAAAGAAATGATGAAAGAAGTTAAGAAATGAATTTAATAGTTTATGATGTGAAGGGGGGTGATACTATATGAATTCTGCTAAAGTTGAACTGCTTGAGGTACGAAAGCTTTGCTTAAAGATTTATCAGTTGTACAGGGAGAAAGAATCATTGTTAGGTATTACTAGAAGTATCAAATCTGATGAAAGAGTTCAAACATCTGCAAGTAGTGGCAGATTGGAAGCAACTGTGATGGAGCGTGATAGAATACAAATAGAAATTGACAAGACAATGAGTATCTATATATCAAAGAGGCAGCAGATAATTGATAGGATACATGAGACAGATAAAGAAGAGTATATTCAAGTATTGTATAAGAGATACATTGAGGGAAAAGATTTTGAAGAGATAAAGAGAGAGATGCACTATGAAGTATCTTATTTGAGAAAGCTACATGTAAAAGCTCTCAATGCATATATTAAAACAATGTAAAATAAAATATAAAAACCTCTTGACAATACGCATAATAATGCGTATAATATAAAACATAAGGAGGTAAGCAAAACATGAAAAAAGGAGAACTGATAAAGATTTTAAAGAATGGTGGTTGTTATTTGAAAAGGGAAGGAACAAGACATGAAATATGGGTTAGCCCAATAACACAAAATATGTTCGAAGTTCCAAGGCATGCAAAAGAGATAACCGTAGGAACACTAAATAAAATCTTAAAGGATGCAGGGCTTAAATAAAGCCCTTGCATTTGAATATTTTCAGTTTTGCTTATCTCATAAAGTTAAGGAGGTATATTGATGGCGAAATATGTTTATCCGGCTATATTTACAAAAGAAGATAAAGGTGGTTATAGTATAGCATTTCCTGATATACAAGGATGTTATACATGTTCAGAAAGTTTGCAAGAAGGCTTTGAAGTGGCAGCAGATGCATTGGCATTTATGCTATATGATTTAGAACAGGATAAAAAAGAAATTCCCAAGCCAAGTGATATAAAAAGTGTTAATGTGGCAGATAATGAGTTTGTATCTTATATTGCCGCCGATACGGCATTCTATGAAAGATATTACAGCAACAAGACTGTGAAGAAGAATTGCACAATACCATATTGGTTAGAGAAAATGGCAAGTGATAATAATATAAATTTTTCTCAAGTGTTGCAAGATGGATTGAAGAATATTTTAAAAATAGAGTAAAGTTATTAAAGGCTGCATGCTTATGTGGTCTTTAATTTTATAAATCCAAGAGGTAGCAGATGATAAAGATGTCTCACTTTTGTCCAATTTTATATGATATACTTATACAGTGACAAGGAATAGATACTTCTTGTTTGCTGTTTCATAAATACCCTCTGGGAAGCTCTCAATACATGAGAGCTTTTTTATTGTAATATTGCACAAATAATACAATAAAATATCGTGAAATAAGGTGAAAATATGTACAAAATGCATAAGGTACTCCCGGGGGTATATCCCCTATGCGGGGCTAAGAGGTGCGGCCGATTTGGCTTTAAAAAAAGTGAAAAAAATGGGATTTCCTTCCCTTGGAAAGGAGGGGTGATGGTGGCTGATGACAGTTAATCAAAAGGAGCTGGCGGAGTGTCTTGGAGTAGAGCCAAGGACTATAAGAGATTTGACTAAGAAATGTGGAATATTTGAAAGAAATGAGTCTGGAAAATACGAGTTAAGTACATGTATAAAAGAGTATATTGAGTATAAATTGGACTTGGACTCAAGCAGGGCGAAAGGCTTGAATTTAGAGGCTTTAAAGGCCAGACATGAAGAGATAAAGATACAGATGAGCCTTGAAAAGTTGAGAGAATATAAGGCTGAAACACACAGGTCTGAAGATGTGGAAGAGTTCCTATCAAATATGCTTGTAAGCTTCAAAAACAAGTTGTCAACATTGCCCTCAAAGCTGGCCATGGAGATCATGGGAGAGACCGATACCAACGTGGCAATAAAGAAGGTGGAAGAGGAAATAGATATAGCTTTGAATGAGCTTTCGGGATACGATCCGAATAAGATTAGCAGGAAGAGAAAAAGTATTGATTTGAGTGAGGATGATCTAGAAGAAGTAGAGGAAGAGGATGACATCAAGAGAGAAAACAAGAAGGCTGTTTCAAAGGGTAATAAGCGAAACACTAAAACCGCAAAAACAACTAAGTGTAAGTCAGTGGGCGGAAAGATACAGGGTACTTGATTCCAACTCCAACTTGGCCGGAAAGTGGTCCAATGATGTTACGCCATACCTTGTAGGTATAATGGATGCTTTCAATGATGTAAATATCAGAAAAATATTCTTTTGTAAAGCCAGCCAGATAGGTGGAACCAGTGCGATGGTAAATATGATTATGTATATCATTATGCAGACTCCGGCACCAACGATGATAGTCTATCCAAGTGACGATTTGGCCAAGAATATATCCAATGACAACTTAAAGCCTGCATTCAGACTTGTGCCGGAAATAAAGAAGATGTTCAAAGAGACAAAATCAAAGGAGCTGGAGCTTAGGTTTACTCATATGCCTATATATCTTACCGGAGCAGGCTCTCCAAGTAAGTTAGCTTCCAAGCCTATAAAGTATCTGTTCTTTGATGAGATAGATAAGATGGGTGGTGCTACTAAGAAAGAAGCAAGCCCTTATAATCTTGCATTGGAAAGAACTAAGACTTTCAGGCCTACTGAAAAGGTATTTGCTGCAAGCACACCGACTATCAAGAGTAATTATATTTGGGAGCTACATGACGGAGCGGATGAAGTCAAACATTACTTTGTGCAGTGTCCGCACTGTGGTGAATGGATAGAGTTTGCATTTGATCAGATAAAGTTCTGTAAAGACGATGAAAAGAAGATGAGCAACTACGAAAGGGCGCAGACTGCAAAGTATGTATGCCAGGAGTGTGGATGTTTCATTACGGATTCCGACAAGATGAAGATGCTTAGAGGCGGAGAGTGGAGAGTGGTGAAGAAGAGAGGTAACGGAGTAACGGCAAAGAGTGTAGGATTTTGGATAAGTTCTCTTTATTCAGTATTTCTCAAATGGTCAGACATAGCTGAAGAGTTCTTAGACAGTCATAAAGATCCGGAGAAGCTTCAGAACTTTACCAACTCATGGCTTGGAGAAGCATGGGAAGATACAAGGATTGCTACAAGTAATAAGCTTGTACTGCAAAGACAAACCGACTTGGAAGAGTTCGTGGTTCCGAAGTGGGCAAGAATGCTTGTAGGTGGTGTGGATGTGCAGCAGGATTCTTTGTATTTTACTATCCGAGCATATGGAGCTTATACAACCAGTCAGAATATTACTCATGGACAGGTACGAAGTTTTTCAGATATTGAAAGAGTTATGAATAATACGTACAAGCGTGAAGACGGAGTGGACATGGTAGTCGCCCTATGTCTTATTGATAGCGGATACAGGCCGGACGACACATATGATTTCTGCATTGAAAATAGGGACTGGGCAATACCTGTAAAGGGTTCATCAAATCCTATGGACTCCAGATATAGATTTAATAGGGTGGATAAAAAGGGGTATGGACTGCAGTTGGTAGTATGTGACGGTGGAGCCTTTAAGGATTCCATAGCTGTCAGATTGCAGAAAGAAAACGGTCCGGGTTCTTTTATGGTGTTTAAGGACTGTGATGAGAACTATGCAAATCAGTTAAGTTCAGAACAAAAGGTCATGGTAAAGACATCTGCAGGTAATGTAATGAGATGGGTAACGAAGCGTTCTCATATAGATAACCACTATTTGGATTGTGAGGTGTATGCCATGTGTGCGGCGGAGATAATGGGTGTAAGAAGTTTAAGAGAAAATGGTTATGAAGAGAAGCAGGAAGAAACAAGCAACCATGAAGATAATACAGATTCTGATTGGATTACAGGTGGAAGTAAAGGAGGATGGTTATAGTGGACAGACCAATGACAAATGAAGAACAGATCATAGAAATTGATAAAGCAATATCATCAATTTTAAGAACGGGACAAAGTTATAAGATAGGTTCAAGAACATTGACAAGAGCGGATCTTGGAACACTTAGAGCAATGAGGAAAGATTTATTGGCAGCTTCAGAGAATAACGGTACTGATCTGTTCAGTAATACTTTTGTGGCTATATTTGACAGGAGGTAGAAATGAATTGGCTTGATAATATAATTGGTTTTTTTTCTCCTTCATGGGCATATAAAAGACAGGCGTATCGCACAGGAATTGAAAAGGTTAGATCAGGCTATTATGACAGTTCCGATTCATCCAGATTGAATAGGAATTGGGTTGCAAATAATGCATCTGCAGTAATGACTGACAGCTTTTCAAGGGATAACATAAGAGCCAGGGCAAGAGACCTTGAGAGAAATTCAGATATTATGAATGCAATACTTAGTGCATATAACAGAAATGTGGTAGGTGAAGGATTTACTCTACAAGCAAGAACTGACAATGAGGAACTTAATAATAAGATTGAGGAGCTGTGGAGAATATGGACTAAGAAAAAGAACTGTGACATTTCTAAGAATCAAAATCTGATTCAAATGCTTAGGATGATTGAGAGACGAAAGAGGGTGGACGGTGGAATACTGATACAAAAATGCTATACAGATGATGGAGTGTTACCACTGAAGCTTTCCTGCCTTGAGGTGGATGAGATAGATAAAGATGTTATGAGTCCGCACTATGAAGGAAATAAAGTAGTGGACGGTGTAGAAGTAAATGAGTATGGAGCAGCTGTAGGGTACCATATCAGAAGATACAGTAAGGATGGATATTTATTGGAAGAACCACACTTTGTAAAAGCTGAAGATATGATATTTGTATTCTCGAAGACAAGACCTTCTCAAGTAAGAGAGATGAGTGATCTAAATCCTACTTTGCTTAGGGTAAGAGATATCACTGAATTTATGACTGCAGTATCAGTGAAACAAAGGATTGAGGCTTGTATGTCTGTATTTATAAAAAAAGGTGCAGCGGATGAGCTTGGAAGAGGGATAGTAAAGTCAAATAATCAAGTAGGATATGACGGAAAGCTGTTATCTCCGGGTATGATAAAGGTATTAAATCCAGGCGAAAGCATAGATGTCGTCAACCCGAACGGTCAGGCGGCAGATGCAACATCTTATATAAAGCTTCAAAATCAGTTGCTTGGAGCAGGACAAGGCCTTAGTTACGAAGCAACTACAAGAGATATGAGTCAGACTAATTACTCCAGTGCAAGACAAGGACTTATAGAGGATAACCTTACATATGCAGAGGATAGAGGGCTTCTAGGCGACTTGGTAGATGAAATATATGAGGCTTTTATCACATGTGCTGTACTGTCAAAGAAACTTGATATACCTGATTTTTTAAAGGATAAAGAAAAGTATTTTAAACATGAGTGGATACAAGCCGGTAGAAGGTGGATAGATCCACTTAAAGAAGCAAGTGCTATGAGGCTTGGTATGGCGAGCGGTCAGAAAACATTTAAGCAGATAGCGGCAGAGAACGGAAAAGACTGGAGAGAGCAAATAGAGGATATAGCTGAGGTCATTGCATATGGAAATGATTTGGGCATAGACCTTGGGCATATCCTATACGGAATAGATTCCGGGAGGGAAAATGGATAAGAATTTTGTAAGAGAGATAGCAATAAACGGTATCAGACAGGTAAAAAGTGAAGAGAATACTAAGACTATAGAGCTTAGCTTTTCAAGTGAAGAGCCGTATCAAAGATGGTATGATCATACAGAAATATTGGATCATAAAGGAGTACAGCTTGATAGGCTAAATGATATAGGTGTAGTACTCTATAATCATAACAGGGATAAAGTTATAGGCAAGGTAAAGAAAGCGTGGGTAGAAGAGAATAGAGGCCTTGCTGTAATAGAACTTGACGATGATGAGTTCAGCGATGAGATATACAAGAAAGTTGAAAGCGGTACGCTTAAAGGTGTATCTGTAGGTTATTCTATAGATACATGGGAAGAAGTAAAAGCCGGAAAAGAGTCAACGGATGGATTTGCCGGGCCTTGCTATATTGCAAGAAAGTGGACACCTTATGAGATATCTATAGTATCCATACCTGCAGACGGGACTGTCGGAGTTGGTAGATCTGAGGAAAATACAGACGGTAAGGATATGGCGGATTTAAGTATGTATGAGAATATAGTCAAAATGAATGAGAATAAGTTGAGACTGTAAAGATGTCTCACTTTTGTCCAATTTTTTATGCTATATTGGTAAAGTGCTGGATGGGCGTATAGCACAATAATTTATTGACATTATTATTTCTCTCGGGAAAGCTTGAAGCTTATGTTTCAGGCTTTTTTGTTGGGAAAAATGAGAACTCTTAAGATTAAACTCTTAGAGTTCTTTTTATTTAAATGTAAAAGAAAGGAGTCTTTTATGGGTGCAAAGGATGCATTAAGAAGACAACAGGAGCTTTTAGAGAAAGCTAAGGCGGAAGGTAGGAACTTGAACTCTGAAGAGCAAAGAGAGTTTGACAGTATGCAGGCTGTTATTGATGCTGCTCCTACAGAGAAAGATACAAATGATTTACAGACTGAAAGAGAAAGATGTAAGCAGATTGTAGAGTTGTGTAAGGATATGGAGCTTGATCCGACTGATTTTATTGCAAAGGGAGCAAGTATAGAAGCTGTAAAGGACGCTGCTATACAAAAGTTTAAAAGTGAGAAAAGACCGGTTACGGGTCAGCCAAGCGGTGATGTAGATTTGAAGGTGAAGATTGATGAAAGAGATAAGTATACAAAAGCTGTAGCGGACGGAATGCTTTTAAAAAGCGGTCTATATGTGGATAAGCCGGTAGCAGGTGCAAATGATTTTAAGAGCATGTCTCTTAGAGATATGGCTATCCATGCTATGGCACAGGATGGAGAGAACTTGGATACTCTTATGAGAATGTCACCAAGTGAGGTGTATGACAAAATTACAAGAGCAGGATTTTATAATCCGACATCTGCATTTCCGGCTATCATGGATACGGCTATCAATAAAGCTTATAAGGATGAGTATACACTTTCTCCTACTACTTTTGAAAAGTTTGTGAAAATCGGTTCTTTGTCAGACTTTAAGGCACATGATAATTACTGGATAACAGGTCCGGCAGGCGAGTTTAAGGAAGTACCGGAGAACGGAGAGATTGAGGCGGATGTACCTAAGGATATGGCCAAGCCTAAGCGCCAGCTTAAGACATTTGCAAGGCAATTTTCTATGAGCAGGCAGGCGTTTATCAATGATGATATAGGATTTCTTACTACAGTACCTGCAAGATATGCAAGAAGTGCAAAAACCACAATCAATCAGATGGTGTATAACGCATTATTTTATGATGCAGCCATTTATGATGCATTGCCACTGTTTGATGCAAGTCATAAGAACTCTTTAGCTACCGGATCGGCTCCAAGTGCTGAAGTTATCAACAAAATGATATTGGCGTTGGCGACACAGAAAGATGAGTTCGGTCAGAGTATTGTAGTAAATCCTAAAACTATAGTGGCTCCGGTGGGATATGCTATGGACTTGTATAAGATTTTCAATTCTCCAAGTATAAATACAACTGATAATACACAGGCGGCAAACCCTTTATATCAGCTTAGAAACAATATCCAGATTGTAGAGGATGCAACTCTTAATGCACTGGCAGGAACAGGTGCTGCACCATGGTATCTAATGGCGGATGCATCAGATATAAACACTATTGAGGTGGATTTCCTTAACGGACAACAGGTTCCGACTATTAGAAGAATGGAAACTCCGGGAACACTTGGATTTGTATGGGATATCTATTTTGATGTCGGTGTTACTGTAATGAATCATAGAGGTATTGTAAGAAATAAGGGAGTAACTATAGCTGATCCGTTGGCTTAAGGAAAGGAGAGAGTATGGCAAATAAAGGTGCGTATGTAAATACCGGTTATACAATTAATTATAAAAATGAGACAAATACAAAAATAGAAGCAGGTTCAGTGGTAAAAATCGGAGATCTTGTAGGTATTGCCGCATGTGATATTGATGTGAAAGCACTTGGAACTGTGAGCATCAGTGGAGTATACGATATTACTAAGAAATCCGGAGAAGCTATAGAGGCAGGCAAGCTTGTATATTACTCAGTTGACGGAGTCACGGCCACTGCAGGCAGTAATTCAAGAGTAGGTTATACTGTAGCCAAGGCACTTGCCGGAGACAGTACTGTAAGAGTAAGGCTGGGATAGTATGAAGAAGTATAGAGCTAAGAGGTATATTCTGTACCTGGGGCATATGTATGCTCCGGGTGATTTTGTAATGACATCGGATGTTGAATATTTGGAAAAACTTGTTGCAAATGATTCTGCAGAATGTGTTGATGATGAAGGAAATGTAATCAGCCAAGCAGTAGTAAATACTGAGGAATTTTCAGAAGAAGGACAATCTGAAGAACTTCCATTTGGTGAGGAAGATTCACCGGATGAAGTGAAGGAAGGTGTCAGTAATAAGCCTATTGGAAGAGGCGGTAGGGCGAAATAATGAATGACTTTATGGAAGCTCTTAATGATGATATATCTAAGGTTTTCTTAAACTTGGATGAGTTTGCTTCTACTCACAATATTGACGGTAAAGAATACAACATTATCATTGATGAATATGAGTTGAACGAACGAAACAAAGGTAGAGAAAAGGAGCTTATAGATGGAATCTATATAAGAGAGCTGCTTATATATATGTCAAAAGATGAGTTTAAAAGACTTCCAAGTGTAGGCAGGATACTTTTTCTTGATAATGTGGAATATCTTGTCAAGGATGCACAAGAGGAAGAAGGAGTATTTGTCATTACACTGGAGAAGAATGTACATTGATGGATATTGAAGTAAAGGTTGATGAAAACGATTTAAAAAGGTTTGAGCATACTCTTAAATATCTGGGAGAAGATGCTGATAAAGGCCTTGCCAGAATTGTGAATAAGACAGCAAAGGAAGCAAAGAAGCTTCTTGCAAGACAGTCTAATTCCGAATATGCTACAACAAATTTAGGTATTAGAGGCTTTAATAATGCTATGAAGGTAAAAACAGCTACAGGAAAGAACCCTGTAGCTGAAATTGTATCTAAAGATGGAAGCAGAGAGTTATACAAGTTTAAGGTATCACCAAAGACTGCTACAAGAAAGAACGGTAGAAGGCCAAGGATATTTAAAGCAAAAGTCTTAAAATCAAGCTCATTTAAAAAGATGCAGACAGCAGATATCAAAGCTTTTGTAACAACATTTAAGAGCGGACACACAACATTGGCAGAGAGAAACCCCGGAAAGAAGATGAGGAATAGAAGAGGTAAAGGTATAACAAAGCATAATATGGCACTTAAGTCCTTGTATGCCGTACCTGTTCCGAACATGCTTGCAGGTGAACATGGATATCTTAAGGCAAGTGCTATGATCGATGATGTACTTCAAAGAAATATTGATATGGAAATAGAGAAACTTTTAGGAAGTGAAAGATGACGGTTTTTGATATTTATAAAGAGCTTGAGGATTTTTTGCATCCTATATTGGATGAAATGTACTTTGAAAGTCCAAGTAAGAAAAGAATGAAGATAAATATATATAGGCAGAGCTTGCCACCAAAGCGTGATGATGAAGATGTGGAACCTTTTCCGTACCTAATCATTAAAGTACTTGGAGGTACATTTCCAAAGGACTATAGAAGTGATACTGCCAAACTTAGAGTGATACTTCTGATAGGCATAATGAATACAGAAGAAGGATATACAGCATTCAGAGATGTAATCGGTGTTATTGAAAGGATAAGGCAGGAGTTTTTAAAAGTTGGCCATTTAAAGACTTTTTCGCTTTGTACCGATATTGACTTCTCAATGAATGAGAATGATGAGTATCCTTACAGCTTTGGAGGAATGGATTTAAGCTTTAGAAGTTTGGATGTAGTAAGAGAGGATGAATACACATAATGGATGATAAGAAAGAAGATGGTATTGTAAAAGAAGAGCCTAAAGAGGAGACTGCAAAAGAGTCAAGAGAGGTTGCGGAAGATAATACTGAAATTGAGGTAGCCTTAATAAATACTAAGCGTGAGAGGCTTTCCAATGTGGTCTATGTAGGCCCTAAGGTGAATGGTGTCATACAGCAATTTGATACATTCAGCGGAAATGTTCCTGAAGGTATTGAGGAGTTTTCAAATAAATATAATACGGTAAGGGCACTTTTTATACCTATTAGTGATTTTGCTAAGGCTTTTAGAGAGGTAAAAGAAAAAGGAAGTGCTCTTTATAATCTCTATATGAGGGCAAAGGAGGAGATAAATGACAACCTATAATCATGGCATAAGAGTAAAAGAAGGTGCTACACCTGTAAGTAAACCGCTGTTCGGTACTGCAGGCCTTCAGGTTGTAGTGGGATGTGCACCGGTAAATCTTACAAAAGATCCATACTCTAAGACAAACAAGGTTATACTTTGTAATAGTTTTGATGATTGCGTAAGTAAGCTTGGATACAGTGATGAGATGGATAAGTACACTCTATGTCAGGCTATGTATGCTTCTTTCAAGCACTTTAAGATAAGTCCGGTAGTTTTTATCAATGTACTTGATCCGAAGAAACATAAGCAGACAGTAGCAGAAAGTACTGTAAATGTTGTAAACAAGCAGGCTGTACATCCGGATACAGGAATATTACTTGATAAGTTGGTGGTAAAGAATGCCGCTACTACACTTGTTGCAGATACAGATTATATATTAAGCTTTAATGATGAGGGTAAGGCTGTAATATCTTTGCTTTCAACAGGTAGTGCATATACAGCTACACAGCTTAAGGTAAGCGGCGAGAAGATAGATCCAAGTCAGGTGACTATAAATGATGTGGTTGGCGGATACAATGATACAACCGGAGAGAGTACAGGTATTGAACTTATAAAGAGTGTATTCCCTAAGCTTGGAATCGTACCGGGTACACTGCTGGCTCCAGGATACTCATATAATCCACTCGTAGCTACTGCACTGGTGGCAAAATGTGAGGACTTAAACGGAAAGTTCAGATCGGTTGCACTTATTGACATATCCACAAGTGTAACGAAGAAGTATACAGATGTGCAAAAGGCTAAGGCTGATCTTGGTATCAAGTCACCATTTGCAATTGCACTGTGGCCAAGTGTGAAGGTTAAGAAGAAGATACTTTCTTATTCTGCGATATTTGGTGCCTTATGTGCTTACCTTGATACTAAAAACGACAATATTCCAAGTAAGTATCCGTCGAATAAACCTTTGAATGTTGAGAGTGCTTGTCTTGCAGACGGAAGTGAGGTGCTTATTGATGAAGAACAGGGTAATACTTTGAATGCAGTAGGTGTAGTAACGATTATAAATCAAGTAGGATTACGTACTTGGGGTAATAATACTATGGCCTATCCGGATGATACCGATCCTAAGAACAGGTGGATTGCAATAAGAAGGTCTTTTAACTGGTATGCAAACGGGTTTATAATAAGATTTATTGATGCGGTTGATGATCCTACAAGCTATAAGATAATCGAAGCATTTCTTGATGCTGAGAATATGTTTGGTAACAGCATTGTAGCAAGGGGAGACTTTGCAGGAATAAAAATGGAATTCAGCATTGATGACAATCCGAGAGAATCTATACTTGCAGGAAGGATTAAATTCAAGGAGAAAATAGCTCCATTTATTCCGACTGAGTATATAGAAAATGAGGTTTCGTTTGATCCTAATATGATTGTAAATGCATTGGGAGGTAATAACTAATGAGTTTTCCAACGGTAATAAATAATTTTAACATGTATTCAGGTTCTGACAGACTTATCGGTGTAACGGATGAGGTCAAGTTGCCTGATATGAACGCTATTACATCCTCTGTTAGCGGTGCGGGAATAGCCGGAACTATAGATATACCTGTAGTAGGTGCTTATGAAAATATGGATATGGAAATATCTTTCAGAGGACTTACTGCAGATATATTCAAGATATTTAAAGTGGGTGAAACTGTAGATGTTACACTGAGAGGTGGTTATCAGACTCTGGATAATGAGAATGCCGGTATAGGCAAGAGCTCTATGAGAGTTATGGTGAGAGGGTTTGTAAAAAACTTCTCTCCAGGAAGTGTAAAGATTAACGATCAGATGACATCCACAGTAACTATATCTATAGCATATTATCTGGTGGATGTGGCAGGTAGCAATGTCATTGAGCTTGATAAGCTTAACTCAAAGTGTGTAATCAATGGAGTTGATGTACTTGAGGATATAAGAAGTTATATTTAATATTTGAATTTAAAAGTCAGGTGTCTGTGGATGCCTGACTTTTTGTCCGGCCATATTGGTGATGTCACCGGTATGGTACATATATAGATTGTGATAGGAGAAAAAGATGAGTAAAGAGATGGATAAAAATATCGAAGTCGTAGAAAAGACTGATACCGGAGTAGTTGTATTTGATAAGCCTTATGACTGGGAAGGTAAGGAATATACAAGTGTAGATATTTCAAAAATGGCAAACCTAAAGGGTATCGACCTTATAGAAGCTTTACAAGGTAATGGAAATGGATTATCTACAAGCGTTAATGGCGAGTATGAGCTTAAAACTATTATATTTTTAATAAATAGAGCTACCGGAATACCTATAGAATTTTTTGAATATTTGCCAATCAAGGAAGCTATAAAGATTAAGTATAAGGCTATAAGTTTTTTATAAGAGTGGGCATCAGCCCTAATGACGGCAGAATAGTAAGAAAGATAGCTATCAGATTGTCAATAAGACTTAATACAAGTATGGAATATTTTATGAATATGCCTGTAAGGGAGCTTATAGAAATAGTTGAGGAGGTGAGTGAACTTGGCCAGTAAAAAAGAATATGAGATGAGAATAAAGATTGGCGGTAGAGTGGATGCCTCTTTGGGTAATGCTACCAAGCAGGCTATAAGTAGTATTGAGGGTGGTCTGTCAAAGTTTGAAAGCCGTATGAAGACTATAGGTAAGGTGGTAGCAAGTGTAACTGCAGGACTTGCCGGAGCTGCTACCGTAATGGGATCTAATTTTGAAGCACAGATGAAGACGGTACAGGCTATAAGCGGATCCAGTGAAGCACAACTTGATATTCTTAGTGAAAAGGCTAAGGAGATGGGTATTAAGACAGTCTTCAGCGCAACAGAAGCAGGTAAGGCACTTGAGTATATGGCTATGGCAGGTTGGAAGACAGCAGATATGACAAAGGGTATATCAGGTGTTATGAATTTGGCCGCAGCATCAGGTGAGGATCTTGCAATGGTTTCAGATATAGTTACTGATGCACTTACCGCTTTTGGACTTAAGGCAAGTGACTCTGCACATTTTTCTGATGTACTTGCTGCAGCATCTTCAAACTCCAATACAAATGTGGCTATGCTTGGTGAGTCTTTCAAATATGTTGCTCCTGTGGCAGGTGCTCTTGGATACAAGGTGGAAGATGTAGCTGTAGGTCTTGGGCTTATGGCAAATCAGGGAATTAAAGCCGGTATGTCAGGTAGAGCAATGAAAAATATACTATCAAATATGACTAAGCCTACGGATGAAATGGCAGAGGCTATGGGAAAGCTTGGAGTAAGTTTGACAGACAGCAATGGGAATATGCTTTCATTTATGGATATTATGAAAAATCTTAGAAAAGGCTTTGCAGGTGGTAATTTAGGAGCAAAAGAGTTCAAAGAGAGCTTACAATCTATTAGTGACGGATTGGAAGATGGAGAAATAGATGAGGAAGAGTATCAAGAAAAGATGAATACTCTTATGACAAGCATGTATGGAGCAGGTGCGGCGGAAAAGGCCAGACTTGCTAATATGCTTGCAGGTAAACAGGGTATGACAGGTCTTCTTGCCATAGTGAACTCATCAGAGGAAGATTTTAATAAGCTTACATCCGCTATACAGAATGCCGACGGTGCAGCAGAGAAAATGGCCAATACAAGACTGGACAACTTGCAGGGTGATGTAAAACTTGCGCAAAGTGCCTTGGAAGGTTTGGCCATACAGGTATATGAAGATTCTAAAGGTCCTATGCGTGAAGGTGTGCAGATGTTTACCAAATCTATTCAAGATTTGAATGCATATATCATAAAGAGCGGAGTGGCCAAGAATATAGGCAGAGCATTGTCTAAAGGCCTTAAGCAGATGGAAGGTGTAGGAAAGGGTGTCATTGAGTTCGGCAAGTTTGCAATGAAACACTCAAGTGTAATTCTTGGGCTTCTATCAGGTATGGCAGCAGGCTATGCTACATTGAAAGCTGTGGTGATAGGGAATAAGATAGCTGGTGGAATATCAGCTATAACAATGGCGCTTTCAAACCCTGTTACAGGAGCTATTGTGGTTGGAGCATTGGCTGTATCTGCAATAGTAGGAGTAACTACAGCTCTTAAAGCTATGAGAGTAGAAGCGGGCAACAGAAGCCTTAGTAAACATTTTGGTGACTTATCTTTATCAATGAAAGAAGTTGATATTGTGGCGGACAGACTTGTAAGCAGTAAGTCACTTGAGGGTGTAAGAACTGCTATGAAATCGTTTGATGAAGCGACTAAATCAATGGACAGCTTCACAAACAGTCTAAGTGCGGTCAGAAAACTCAACTGGCAAGTAGGTATGGGTATCAAGCTTAGTGAAGAAGACAATACCGCATATAAAGACGGAGTTGAGAATATGATCTCTTCTTTAAAACAATCTGTAACAAGTGAACAGTACGGTATGGATATGAATCTTGCTTCTATACTTGGAGATAATCCGAACATGGAAGGTATAAGGGATTCCTTTAATAAGTACTATACTTCAGTATACTCTGAACTTGACAGACTTGGTGAAGAGATGAAAACGGCAGTCAATGATGCATTCAATGACGGAATACTTGATATTAAGGAGGCTGAACATCTTGAGAAACTTGAAAAGCAGATGGCGGATATGAAGGCCAAGTTGGCAAATGACAATCTGCAGTCTTCTTTTGATGCAATAAATGCTGCCGAGGTTGGAAAGCTTACACCTGAGAGTTTTAAAGATGTTAGTGCTAAAACAGCTGAAAAAGCAAATGATGCAATAGAAGCGTTTTCAAACAGTCAAGAAAAAGCATTATCAAGCTTGCATGCACAAAGAAAAGACGGATATTTATCTGAAGGTGAGTTTAGTAGACAGTATGACGTTATAACAAATAGTATATTGGATAATAAAGCTAAGACAAGTGTTATGACAACAAATTCTTTGGTTAATGCTATAAAGAATTCTTATACTGATGAGATAGATGCGGCAATACCTAAGCTGAATAGTGTTGTTGAAAATATTGATAAAAATATAGGTGATACAATAGCCGGAGTTAAAGGAAAGTACTTGAAAAAGTATGGAGAAGGTGAAAGACAATTATCTTCTCAAATTATGACAAGTTTATCTGCCGGAATGGTTACAGATTCAGCAACAAAAGAAGCTATTAAAAAGCTATATGAAGACCTTAAACCGAATGTTGAGAAGATGAACTCTATTGCAGAAAGCTATAGAGAACAGGGAGAAAGGATACCGGATTACGTTGCTCAAGGTTTACATGAGGCTGCAACAATAGGTGCAATGGCAAGTGATGAAGCGAGTGTTTGGTATTTATATGGTGAAAAACTTGCAAATGATCCGAATTATGAAAAGGTGCTTAGCGAAATGCAAAGGCAAGGTGTGAAAATACCACAAGAATTATTAAACGGATTGCAGGCAAGCGGAGTACTGGATCAGGCAGGTAATATTGTGTATGGAAAGATAAATAATTCTGTACAGTCTGCAATGGCAACACCGATAAAAGCTGTGGCCAAGTTTGATCTTGAAGCTGTATATAATATAAGCCCTAATGTACTTAGTAATAAAGCCAGAGCGGAGGTGCAAGCGGCGGCAGTAGGCAAGCAAATAGCAAGTCAGAAAGCCAACAAAATACCGGGACTGCCGGCATATGCAACAGGTGGAATTATTGAAAGACCTACATTGGCCACTTTCGCAGAGGACGGACCTGAGGCGGCTATACCGCTTGACGGCTCATCACATGCTATATCTTTATGGCAAAGAGCAGGTGAGATACTTGGTACCCTTAGTGGTAAGTCAAAGGCAAGCGGAAGCCTTGAAAAGCTTGAGGGTGCAGATACATCCGGAAGTAACATTGTAGTGAACTTCTCTCCTGTACAAAACTTTGCTGCCGGTACTACAGCTGAAGAAGTACAAAGAGTTAATGAGCGCAGCTTTAAAGAGTTTAAAAAGATGTATGACAGATATGTAAAAGATGGTAGAAGACTGGGATTTACATAAATGAGAGATAGAATATATATAGCAGAGTCGGGAGATACTTGGGACAGTATCTCCTTTAAATTTTATGAAGATGAGTTTAAGGTTGAGCTTTTAATGAATGCGAATAAGGACTTGATGCATATCTTTGTTTTCGGTGGTGGGGAAAGAGTAAAGATACCTGAGCTACCTGAAGATGTGAGCAGCTCTTTACCGGATTGGAGAAAGTGATGGCAAGGTATACAGATTTAAGTCTGGTATATGAGGGCAAAGAAGCAAGTAATATCGGTACTGTAGAAAGTTTTACTTATGTGGATGAAGCGGAAAATAATGCGGATAATATCAGCATTACAATTGACAATGTGGATAAAAGGTGGGCGAATGGCTGGACTCCAAAGCTGAATGACAAGATAGCGGCAAAAATAGCATGGACTGATGAGAATAATAAAAAGAATAAGATTGACTGTGGTTCCTTTGTAGTGGATGACTTTTCTATATCATCAAGTCCTTTAACTTGTAGAATAAATGCCACTATAAAGCCTATCAAAAATGAGTTTAGTGTGACTCCGAAGTCAAAGCTGTGGAAAGATGTATCGGTAAAGCAGATAGCAAGTGAGATAACAGGCGCATCAAGTCTTAGCCTGGTATATGACAGTGATGTAGAAGATAAGATAAAAGAACTTGAGCAGTCCAATCAAACGGACTCATCTTTCCTAAAATCTCTTTGTGACAAGTATGGCTTGAGTCTGAAAGTATATGATAATAAAGTTGTAATCTATGATGTCGCAAGATATGAGGACAAAGACAGTGTAGGCGGAATAAAGCCTGCTCAGTGTACACAGTGGACTTACAATAACAGCATTTTGGGAACTTATACCGGTGCTGTTTTTTCATATACCAATTCTAAAGACAATAAGACTATATCTGTGACGGTAGGCAAGAGTGACAGGCTTTTATATATAAATGAATCTGCAGATGATGAAGCTGATGCAATGAAGAAGGCTATAGCAAAGGTAAATAAATCAAATAGAGAACTTATTACCATGAGTCTGGAGTTGGTAGAGCCTATGCTTATAACAGCTACAAATTGCATTGATCTATTCGGGTTCGGTGGTGAGATAGATGGTAAGTACTTTATAACAAGTATAAATCATAACATAGCAGGTAGCGGATACATACAAAGCCTTAGTCTTAGAAAAGTGATATCAAGGATAGGAGCAGGTGGTGAAGAAGATGCTAAACCGGGAAGTACTTCTGTAGAAGGAACAGGTGCGGCAGAGGTACTGGAATATACAGTGAAAAAAGGTGATAATCTTTGGAACCTTGCAAAGAAGTATTTGGGTAAGGGTGTGAAGATGAAAGAAATATATGAGGCCAACAAGGATGTGATCGAGAAGGAAGCGAAGAGACATGGAAAGAAAGATTCAGATAACGGTCGCTGGATTTGGGAAGGAACGAAGCTGAATATACCGGGTAGAAAGAAGGATTCATGAATGACGTAATCAGGATAGGAAAGGTATCAAGCGTTGATTATGAAAAAGGTATGATATCAGTCTACTATGAGGATAGGACTGCGATGGTAACAAGTACTATGCCGGTACTTAGCAATGGTAGATATAAAATGCCTAAAGTGGGTGAGTCAATACTTGTGGCACATCTTAGTAACGGTACAAATGCAGCGGTAGTGCTGGGTACAATCTTTAATGATGCAAATGCTCCTAAGATGTCAGGTCAGAATGTGTACTATGAAGAGTTGTCTGACAATACAATGATAAGTTCAGATGGTACAGATATAACATTGAAAGCAGCTGCAGGAAGCGTAAATGTATCAACTCTTTTAAATCTTATAAAGCGTGTGGAAGCTTTAGAAAGAAGGTGATCATGAGAAAACTTGGAAGTTGGGGAAAAGACTTGGTATTTTCTGTATCAAGCGATAAGGTACTCACTTTTAAAAAACTTGGTAGAGAAATCTCATCAAGGTGGGCAAACCATACACCGACATTTGGAAAGCCTAAAAGAGAATTTTTAGGAGCAGACCTTGAAACGATTACACTTGATATCACTTTAAATGCTTTTTTAGGAGTAAATATCACTAAGACTATTAAGAAACTTGAAAGTGCATTAAGACTTGGCAGAGCAAATTATATAGTGATTGGTGGTAAAAGAATTGCAAATTACAAATTCAATCTGACAAAGATAAGTGAAGCTTATAATGTAGTATATAGAGACGGCTTTATATCTGAAGCTGATATCACATTAACATTTACGGAGTATCATTGATGAATATTAAAGTGGATTTTACGACAGATAGCAGTATCGATACTGAGCTTTTAACATCGATACAGACTTTGTGTAGTATTTATGAAGGCACAATCCCTTTAAATAGGCGGGTTGGACTTGATTCAAGTGTACTGTCTGAAAATATTGATATTGCAAAAGAGATAATTACTGCAGATATTTTTGATAAATTTGAAAAGTACATACCTGAAGTAGAAGTATTAGAAATTACTTTTAAAGAAAGTGATGATATATCCATGCTGAATGTTTTGATAAAACTGGAAAGGAGGGAAGATGTTTGAGAGAGTGCCTGATGTAAGTTTTATTGATGATCTTAGACTTGACAGCTTGATGGAAGAGCTTGTAAAAGAATATGAAAATGAATACAAAAGGATAACCGGAAATAATGAATATACATTGCCTAAAGTATCGCCGTATAGATTTATATTAAATGCTACATGCTTGCAATTGTTCCAAGGCTTTATGTGGCTTGACAATATGGGTAAAATGAACCTGTTAAAGTATTCAAATGGTTCTTATCTTGACAATATGGCCATTGCGTTTGGTATAGAAAGAAAAATGGGTGAGCCAAGCAAATGTAAGGTCAGATTCAAGTTATCAAGCGTGCAGACATCAAATATACCTATACCAAAGAATACAAGGGTAACGGATGGCAGTATATACTTTAGAACGACTAAATTTGCTGAGATAACAGCAGGAAAAGAGTATATAGATGTGGACTGTGAATGTGTGGAGGTAGGCAGTAAATACAATGATATTGGAGTAGGTAGAATTAAGATACTTGTAGACAGTATTCCGTATATAGAAAGTGTATCAAATATAAACATTACAGAATATGGAGCTGATGTGGAGGATGATGAAACGCTTAGAGAAAGAATATTTCTTGCAAGCTCCACATATTCGGTAGCTGGTCCAATTGGTGCATATGAGTATCATACAAAAGCCTACTCAAGCCTTATATCTGACGTAAGGGTAACGAATCCGTCTCCTAGAGTGGTAGATATAAGAGTTGTCCTAAAAGGTGGAGAAAAGCCAGATAATGAATTTTGTAGAGGACTTAAAGAATATATATCAAGTGATGACAGAAAGCCTCTGACTGATGTAGTAGAGGTAAATGCACCACTTGATACCAACTACAATATTAACCTAAAGTACTTTATAAATGACAGCGACAAGGCCAATGTGACTAATATACAAGCAGCAGTTACTAAAGCTATAGAAGATTTTAAGAGATACCAAAGCGAAAGAATCGGTAGGGATGTGAATCCGTCTATGCTTGTAAGCATGATAGTAAATGCCGGAGCAAAGAGAGTAGAGATAATTGAGCCGGCATTTATAAGTGTAGATGATGCACATATAGCAATATTGAAGTCATCAAATATCACATATGGAGGTCTTGAAAGTGATTGATATTTTTAACTCTCATATCGTGGATGTTTTACCACATAAATTCAAGTCCGATCCGGAAGTACTTGCACTAAGCTATGCAATAAATGTTGTATTTAATAAATACTTTCAAGCATTAAATAAGAGCATGGTTATATCAGGAGTTGATAATCTGGGCGAAGAAATCCTTGATTTAAGAGCAATTGAGCTTGATATACCTTACTATACTTCAGACATGGATATAGATACTAAGAGGAAGCTTGTAAAGTCTGCTATAGCTTTATATAAAAAAGCCGGCACTAAGGCAAGCATCAGAGCTGTAGTACAGACTGTACTTGGAAATGGTGAGGTGATTGAATGGGACAAATTTAACGGGACACCGGGCAGCTTTAAAATAGTTACAAGTGGATCTGATGATACAGAAGCACTGCAGGAGCTTTCTAAAATTATCAAAAAGATTAAAAATGCCAGTGCAACCTTGATAGCAGTAGAGAGAATAACAGATATAAAGGCTACAGTATATATCGGTGGGCTTGTACAAAGTGTAACAATACAGTCAGTGAGGTGAAAAATGGCAAGATTCAATACACCTGTAATTACAAATGCAGGTATAAATCTTATAAATAGAGCTATAGGCGGTGAGAACTTAGAACTTTCAAGTATAAAGATAGGAGATGGGGCATATACCGGAAGTGAAGACTTAAGAGAAGTTACGGAACTTTTAGGATACAAAAACACATTTAGTATATCTGCTGCATCGGTAGATGGTAATATCTTAAAGATAAATGCTTCAATAAGTAATGAAAATGTAAGCATAGGATATCATATAAAGGAAGTCGGGATATATGGCAAGGTAGGCAATCAAGAAACCTTGATAGCAATTGCAACTGCTATAAATCCGGACTTTTTAGCTGATAAGACAAGTGCTCCTGTAACCATAATAATGGAGTTTTATCTAACAATTGAAAGAGCAAGTGAGATAAATTTCACATATAGTATACCAAGTGGGGTATATGTAGATATCAGAACCTTTGATACAGGCTTAAAAAACATTGAAAATAAGATAAATCAAAAGCTTAAAAAGGTGACAGTTGTAGAAGTTCCGATAAACAGCTGGGAAGGCACTACTATATTTAAACAGCGAGTAAACATTCCCGGCATTAAGGCAAGCGATACTCCTATTGTAGGCCATAGTATAAGTGATAGCATATCAGATTCTGCAACTATAAAAGGGCTGTGGAAGGCCTACAGCTGTCTTGATAAGGCAGTAGTATATGACGGATACATAGAGCTTATATGCTTTAGGAAAAAGCCTCAAAAAAGTTTTTATCTGGCAGTAAAGGAGGTGTAAAAGATGGCTGATGCGATACTGATGGCAGGTGGCACAGGTGGAGTTACATCTGATGATGTTACAGCATCTAAGGCACAAGTGCTGAAAGGATATAAGACGGTCACTAGAGATAGTGATGACGAAGTGGTAGAAGGTGAAATTATAAGTAGAGGCACTTGGGTAACAGCTTCTGAAGTCGTAAATGCTTATTGGGAAACGAATGTCCATACAAGATTTGAAGAAGGCTACTACATAAAAGACGGGCAGTACAAGCCTACAGCAAAAATTCCTTATGCAGTGCTGGCAAATGTTATAGGTGTGGACCCGACTAAAATGTTACAATCACTGACACTCGCAGGTAAGCAAGGACAGATTAAGGTAGTAGACACCGGAGCAAATAATAACAGAGTAAACAAATCTACAGCTTATGGTATTGATAATTGGACTGATACAAATAATCCTATATTCTATATAGATTTAGCACATGGAAATGCGTACTATAGTCGCTATGATGGGCGTCCACATGTATGTATAGATGCGGACAAATTAGGCAATGCCACAGCAGATAAAGTACTTGCAGGAAGTACTTTTACAAGTAAAAACGGTGTTTCTATGTCAGGCACTATGGCTAATCGCGGTAACGGTATGAATACAGTAGAATTTGTAAATGCGCATTGGGAAAGCAAATTTGTGGCCAGAATGGAGCAGGGCTACTATAGCCAAAATGGACAATGGA